ATGATGATAAGGATGTAGGCCTAGCATCAACAAACTTTATTTGTTTATTAACGTTATTAGCTGATGATAAAATAGATAATGTTATATCTCTAAAGTCATCAGAGGACTGATTGTCTGCTTGATTGTATAACCAATTATATATTTCTTTATAGTTAGTTAAATCTTCGTCGACGAGGAATGAACATTCAAATGGTCCGTACTCTATCTTATCAGAAGCTAGTGTAACGTCTCTTGCCCGAGTAGCAAAGGTAGGCCCTGAAGTAGTTATATCAGGAAGTACCATTGTTTGAATAGTAAACTCAGCATTAGAAAACTGTAAAGAGTCTAATGTTAATACAAAGGAAGTTGGATTTAAGAATGCCATACTAATATTTATATAAAAAAATCCCCCAGTGAAGGGGGATTTAAACTAGCTCATAGTTAATTTAAAACTTAAAACTTGCTTTAAGTGATGTTTCACCATCTGCGCTGCCTACCTTCTTATGTTCAACAGTCCATATACCTCTTTTAACAGATATAGTATTTGTTTTAACATCAGCAGAAGTCTTCTCAGTTTCGAACTTAACAGTTCCAATACCAGTGATTTCTCTTGATACTGAAGCTGAGTTAGTAGATGTTCCGTCTGAATTGGAATCATGTCCTACACTCAATGTGTTACCAGCAACAGTTGTTGATACCGTCGTATCAAGATTATTGCCAGCTGTTACCTTTGAGTGAACCGTTTTAATGGTTACTCCACCAGCAACAACAGTAGCTGTCGTTTCTCTTTCAGAGTTTAAGACATCTGATATTGAAAGGTCAATACCCGCAACTTTACCTGCTACAGTAAGTTGTGCAGTCTTACCAATCTCTTGGTCTACAGTAATCGTAACATTACCAACTTTAGTACTTACACCAAATTTAGTTACGTCGGCATCATCATCATCGATACCATCTGCACCAGAATAATCACCTAATTTAAATACAAATGCACCTAAAGTAGTTTCTACCCATAGGTCATCTACATCTCCATTTTCATCAAGTGTCACCGTTACCGTCGAATCACCAGAAGTACCTTTCACAGAAACTTCTACATCTTGGGTATAGTTACCACTATCATCAAGTGAACCTTCATACTCACCAGATAAACTAACATCCGCAAACGTAGTTGCAGATAGTAGCATTGCCGCTATTACGGCTAAAAGTTTTTTAAACATATGTTTCTCTCTTTTAAAAGTTAAAAAAGTAACCAATTATCATTGATTACCGTTATATTTATATAAAAAAAAATCCCCCAGTTAAGGGGGATTTAAATGTGACTAGTGTCGATTAGACATTAGTTACAGTGAAACGTCTGTAATAGACGTTGTTGTTTGCACCTGTAGTTACAAATGGATTCTCAGCCATACCGTATCTAGTTTTGAAACCGATACGTGGTTGGAAATCATTCTCACCAATAGTTTTGTGCATGCTTAAAGGAACGTATGGGCAGTAGAACATACCTGCGTCATATGAATTCGAGCCTTTATAACCAACAACAACATTACCAGCTGCACCAAATGGATCAACAAAAAGTTTCATACCATTTAATGTACCTAGGAACAAGTTACCAGTTACGTCTTCTGCGCCAACACTTGCAACGTTACCATAAGCAACATTACCAGTAGCGTTTAGAGCAGCTGCAACGCCTGGAGAGATAATAGCAAAGTTACCTTTACCGCGACGAGTGTCAACAGCAATGCCGTTAGCCTCTTTCTCGATATGAGTAATCATCGCTTTATAACACTCTAGTTCCCAACGACCATCTGATGTACCACCAACTGCTGCATTAAAGGCTGTGCCTTCTTTTGCGTCAGTGTTCATCTTATGAATCAACTCACGGTTGATTTCAGATAAGATTTCAGTACTTAGGATGTTTGCTAACTCAGTCTCAGCAGAAAGGCCATGAACCGCTTTAAGGTCTTGTGCCAATTCCATTGTGTAGTTAGCTTTCAACTGACGTGACTTAGCCGTAACTGAAGTCTTGTCAATGCTGAAACCCATAGTAGCTGAAATATCACCCTCAGCGTTAGCTGTAGTCATACCAGTACCTGAACCTGCAGAACCAGTACCAGAGAAACTATCATCAGCTTCATTGAATAGAGCTTCTGTAGGATCGGCTGGAGCCGGAGTATCTGTACCATCTGCATAGTTTGATTTCATTGCAAAAATCAAACCAGTAGGTCCTTTCATAGGTTGAACGCCAGCTACGTCGAACGCCAACATGTTTGGTGTTGCACGTCTAACTAAGCTGATTAAAACTGGGTCGAAGTTATCCATCGAGCCGGTTTCAGTCGAACCACCTGCTAGAGAACCAGTCCACGAAGGAGCAGCCTCTTTTAGGGCAATTTCTTGATTCTCAAGAACGACGGCAGTAACGGCACGTCTGTGCGCGTCTTTAATCTGGCCAGCATCCTTTGAATCTAGTACAGGAGCCCATTTTTCCTGTAGCATATCCGCTTGCAATTCCATATATTTCTCCTATGATTGCGTTTTAATTTGACCAGACAGTGCTGCCAGATAGCGATCCATTGCTGGGTCTACTTTCTTATCAGTAGCTGTTTCGTCCTTCTCAGTTATAGCGTCAACTTCGTCTTCGCCAGTCGCTGTTGTATCTTTGTTAAGGTAAGATTCCTTAATCGTTGCTAACTTAGTTGTAAAATCTTCGTTATCATCAGCTTGAATGCCTTCAGATAATTTAGCGATTTTAGCAGCTTCAGTAGCAGCAAGACCTTCACATGCTTCAGTTACGATAGCTTCTCTTTCGTAGGCTTTAACCTTCTCAGATAATCCTTTCGCATCATCAGTAGTTTTATTCAACTGGTCTTTAGCATCTGCTAGGTCCTTTTGAAGAGTGTCGACAATGTCAACCTTATCTTCAGGAACATCGATGTAATGCTCAGTGAATACGTCATGCAATTTAGAAATAAATGATTCAGTGATTTCAGATCTCAAAGAATGCTCGATAGCAACTTCGTTCTCTTTCATCCAAGTCTCTACAACATAGTTGAGATACCCGTCTACTTTATCAATTACATCTTCTTGTATAGCTTTAACTTCGCCTTCTAAATCAGAAGCATATTTCTCTTCTAACTCAGCTGTTGCAGTTGCAGCTCTACGTTGTAATGCAGCTTCAAAAATTGTTGCGGCTTTTTCTTTGAAACCTTCAGAAAGCGAATCTTCGCCAGCTGCAAGAGCATCTACATCCTCTTTAGCTTGCTTAGCTTCTTCTTTAGCCTTTGCTTCCTTCTTAGCTTTTGCTTCGTCTTCCTTTAGCTTAGCTTCCTTCTTAGCTTTGGCAGCTTCTTTCTTCTCTTTCTCGCCTATTTCAATTTCTGAACCATCGTCACCTTTACGCTTCTTGATTTTCACACTAGAAGTTTTAGGTTCGATGTTCTCTTCAACATCACCTTCTTCCTCATCTTCCTCGTCCTCTGCTTCGTCAGTTTCAGCTTCAGCTTCTTTCTTTGCTTTATCTTCTTTCTTTGACTTAGCTTCATCCAATAAAGAATCCAATTCTTCCTTACTCATTTGTTGTAAAGAAGCATTGATTGCCGACAAAGTGCGAGCTTTTGTAAGAGGGGCCTGCTCTTCAGTAGTTTCTTCCGTCACTTCTTGTTGTGCATCCTCTGTTACAACCTCTTCAGCTTCATCTTGTTTTTTTATATCTTCCGACATAATATTCTCCTTTAGAGATTATAGTTTAGAGAGGAAACGTTCAAACCCAGCAATATCAGATTCGGTAGTATCTACCTTATCTTCAATCACTTCTGATTCCATCATTTCTGTCTCACCTTTTTCAATTGCCTTGAAAGGAATAAAGTGTCCCTCATCATCCCTTGACCAATCAGTGCCTTCAAAAATTCCATTAACAAATGCATTTTGAGCACTGGGGTCTTGGACAATGTCAACTGTATTAAGCATGAAATCATCCTTAACATAGTTAGCACCATTCTTACTTTCTAGACTTCCCATACCACGACTAGAGACACCAAGTTGAACACCACCTTCAACCAAACCTTTTACAATTTGACCCATAGGAGTATCTAACACTAATGCCTTTCCTTTCACATCATTACCTTCCCAATTAAGCTCAGTAATTCTGTGTGAAACTTTATCCAAATTAATGGTAGGACCGTCAGGGTGATTCAATTCACCGACTGCGCGCCCTGTAAT